AAAACCCCCCTGTCTTTCCAGTCTCCGCCTCCCTAACACGCTCGAAGGTTCACCAAGACAGTCCATTTATTGCCCGACCTAACCCGATCTAATGACGACTAAACCCAAGAGATCCAAGAAGCTGCTGGGGGCAACAAAACCGAGGCTCTACACGCCATTTCTTACAGGCAAAAACAAATTACAAGATGTCAAGGATTTATGCACCATAGTGGGCATCGATTTACTGCCTTGGCAGGAATATGTGTTAAAAGACATGTTGATGGTGGATAAGGCTGGACTCTGGATACGCAAGACCAACCTCATCCTCGTAGCACGTCAGAATGGCAAGACTCACCTTGCTCGCATGCTCATCTTGGCTCACCTCATCAAGTGGGAGACAAACGTTCTCATAATGTCAAGTAATAGATCCATGGCACTGGATACGTTTAGACAAGTCACACAACTCATTGAAACCAACGACCATCTCAAAGGGTTCGTAAAACAGATCCGATATGCAAATGGTACAGAGTCAATCGAGATGCTCTCAGGCGCTCGCCTCGATGTTGTAGCAAGTACCAGAGATGGCTCTCGTGGTAGAACAGTCAATGGCTTGTTATTTATCGATGAGTTGCGTGAAATCGATGAAGAAGGCTACAGAGCTGCAATGCCTACGACACGCGCACACGCAGGTTCTCATATACTCTTGACATCTAATGCAGGTGATGCATTTAGCAAGGTACTCAATGATCTAAGAGAACGAGCGTTAGACCATCCACCTAAGTCTTTTGGATTCTATGAATACTCAGCGCCACAGTATTGCAAGATAAATGACAGAGTCGCTTGGGCGCAGGCAAACCCTGCACTGGGCTACACGATTACAGAAGAAGCGATTGAAGAAGCAATATCGACTTCACCAATAGAAAACACTCGCACTGAGACGTTATGTCAGTGGATTGACTCCCTAAGCAGTCCTTGGCCTCATGGAGTCCTTGAAGAGACCAGCAATAGCGAATTGACTATAACACCAGGCGCGCTAACGATGTTTGGCTTCGATGTTTCACCAAGTAGAAGAAACGCATCACTTGTAGCAGGCCAGATGATGCCAGATGGCAAGATTGCTATTGGAATCTTAGAAACCTTTGAATCACAAGTTTCAGTGGATGATCTAAAGATTGCGGCAAGTATAAAGGGCTGGGCTGACATCTATCGGCCTCGCATGGTCTTGTTCGATAAATACACAACTGCCACAATTGCTGAACGCCTAGCCAATGCAGGAGTCGTGACTCAGGATTGCTCAGGCCAACAGTTCTATCAGGCATGTGGCGACTTGCTTACTGGTCTTGTCAATCACACAGTGGTTCACAATGGACAAGACGAACTTATCCAGCAGTTCAATAACTGCGCAGCTAAGGTCAATGATTCTGCTTGGCGCATTGTCAAACGCAAGAGCGCAGGAGATGTATCAGCGCCTATCTCCATTGCCATGGTTGTTAGCCAATTGATGAAGCCTCAATCTGTACCAATGATTTATGGTTAGACACGCAGAGGCTACTTGTCTAATAACTTGACAAATGGTATCCTTTCTGTCTATGGGTATATTCTCGCGTAAGCCACAATTGTTAGAAGCGCAAGAAGCGCCTCAGATTATGGCTGACAGTTTCTACAGCTATAACAATTACTTTCCAGCAGTTGTGTCGCGTCAGATGGCTCTTGGCGTCCCTTCAATCAAAAGATGTCGTGATCTAATTTCTGGCACCATTGCAGCAATCCCTTTAGAGTATTACAAAAAATCAACTGGTGAAATGATTGCAGCGCCACGTTGGGTTGAACAACCATCTAAGAGTCAGCCACGTTTCGTCACGATGTATTTCACTTTAGATAGTTTGCTCATGTATGGACAAGCCTTCTGGCAAATTGAAGAAGTATATTCCGAGGACGGAAGAATGGCTCGCGCAAACTGGGTTGCAAACACTCGCGTGAGTTTCACAACTGATCCAGCAACAAACTTTATTACTCAATATAATGTTGATGGTAAGCCAGTGCCAATGTCGGGTCTTGGTTCACTTATTACATTCCAAAAAGATGAAGGCATCTTGGCAATTGGTGCGCAAACAATCAAGGCTGCACTTGACGTTCAAAGAGCTGCTGCTGTTGCTGCATCCACTCCGATGAGTAGTGGCATTATCAAGAATTCTGGCGCTGACCTCCCACCAACCGAGGTTTCTGCATTATTAGCAGCATGGAAGCGCAGTCGTCAGAGTAATTCAACAGCATACTTGACATCAACGCTGAACTATGAACCAACTTCATTCTCACCTAAAGACATGCTTTACGCGGATGCAATTCAATCACTCGCGACGGAATGCGCAAGACTTTGTTCAGTAGATCCATATTATGTATCTGCTTCGATGAATCAAAGCATGACTTATAGCAATGTTATTGAAGAAAGAAAACAATTAGTGGCTCTAACATTACAGCCTTATGTTTCTGCTATTGAGTCAAGACTTTCATGCGATGATATTTCAACAAGTGGACATTATGTAAAATTTTGCTTAGACGACACATTCCTTCGCACTGAGCCAATGGAACGTTTGCTGGTACTTGAGAAGATGCTATCACTTGGGCTAATTACAACTGAACAAGCAATGGAAATGGAAGATCTAACTCCTAACGGAAACGGCGAATAATGGAAACTTTATTTATTGAAGCCTCATCAATTGAGTGCAGCGAAGAACGTCGCGAAATCTCTGGCAAGATTGTTCCACTTGGAACAGGCGAAGTCGGAAACACAAATCTTGGCGCTTATACCTTCGAGGCAGGCGCTATTGAAATCGGCGACGTTAGCAAAATCAAATTGTTATCACAGCACGACATGAAGAAGCCAATTGGTCGAATGACTGCTGCTGAAACTCGCGCAGATGGTATTTATGCAACATTCAAGTTATCTCGCTCTACAGGTGGCAATGACGCGCTAGTCATGGCTCAGGAAGGTCTTGTTACAGGACTTTCAGTAGGAGCAGAAATTATCGCATCCAAGCCATCACGCGATGGCCACACAGTCGTGTCAGCGGCACGACTCAAAGAAGTTTCTTTAGTAACTGAGCCAGCATTCAAATCTGCTCAGGTGCTACAGATCGCAGCAGAGGAAACTCCATCTGCTGAAACACAACCAACTACAGAAAGCGAGACAGTCGTGGAAGAAACCACTCCAGTCGAAGCATCACCATCAGTAGAAGCATCGGCTGTAGAAGCTGCTCGCCCTACTGTTACAGCAATGGCTTTTTCAAAGCCACGTCTTGACTTCTCACCTACAAAGCACCTTGAAATGACAATTCAGGCAGCAATGGGTTCAGAAGATGCACGTCAATATCTAGCAGCAGCTGCTGACACAACAGACAATGCTGGTCTTGTACCAACACGTCAATTGACAACAGTTATCAATGGTCTTGCTAATTCAACACGTAGCAACATTGATGCAATCAGTCGTGGCGCATTGCCTGATGCTGGTATGCAATTCCAGATTCCAAAAATCACTGTTCTTCCTGGTGTTACAGTTGAAGCAGAAGCAGGAACAATTGAAGATGTTGATCAGAATGCAGCTTTCATTACAGTTGATGTAAAGAAGTATGCAGGAGCACAGACATTCTCAGTAGAGCTTCTAGATCGCTCTAACCCAATCTTCGTCACAGAGTTGATGAACAACCTTGCAGCACAATACGCAAAAGTTACAGACACAGCAGTGAATGCAGCAATTATTGCTGGTGCAACTGCGGATGCAACAACAGTTGCAACATACCCAACAGCAGCAGAACTTCTTGGTTTTGTTGCTCGCGGTGCAGCATCTGTTTACAGCGGAACACAAGGTTTCGCTCGTAACATTATTGCTAACTCATCACAGTGGTCAAACATCATGACACTCAACGATAATGGTCGCCCAATTTACACAGCGGCTCAACCACAAAATGCTGGTGGACTTGTAACACCAACATCAATTCGCGGAAACGTTGCTGGTCTTGACCTCTATGTAACTGCTAACACAGCAGCTACAACAGATACAGATGGATCACTTCTTGTTGTAAATCCAGATGCTTATACATGGTACGAGTCACCAACTTACCAACTTCGTGCAGACGTAGTTGCTACAGGTCAGGTCACAATCGCCATGTACGGCTACGGCGCAATTGCTACCAAAATTGGTGCAGGCGCATTCAAGGTCAATAAGGCCTAAGCCACACTAAGTCGCTCAGTGGGGGCATAGCCCTTGCCCTCACTGAGTCTTTAGAAAGGAAATCATGTCAATCACCACAGTTGCAGAACTTCGTTCAGCACTTGGAGTAGGCACACTTTACACAGATGCTGTATTGCAATCTGTATGTGATGCCTCTGACAATGTCATGCTTCCATTTTTATGGAAAAACCAACAACCAATTGTTGCTCATGGCAATGTTGGAACAGTTGGAACTCTTTACTTTGACGAAGATATAACAGATGTGTTCTATGTTGGACAATCAGTTGTTATATCTGGTGCTGGTACTAAATACAACGGCACTAAGACAATCACAGCAGTTCAAGCAAAACAATTTAGTGTGACAACATCTCACACAAGCGATAACCCTCGCCACACAGTTGTTCCTTACGGCATTGCAGCAGCAGAAACTTATGCTGATTACACAACAGTGCCTGCAATCCAAGAAGCCTCACTCATGATTACAATTGCAATCTGGCAAGCGCGTCAAGCGCCTAGTGGTCAAGGCATGTCAGTCGATGGCTTTAGTCCTAGTCCGTTCACTATGTCAAATACTTTGCTGGCTCGTGTTCGTGGCTTACTTGCACCTTACTTAGATCCTCGCTCGATGGTTGGCTAACCATGGTCGCAGCAATATCAACCTTACGCGCTACAGTCGCGGCAGCCTTAGTCGATAATTCACTCTATTCGGTATTTAGTTTCCCACCAGCTACTCCTATTGCTAACAGCATCGTGGTCTCTCCTGCTGACCCTTATGTCTCACCTAATAACAACAGTCGCAACACGATTGCGCCTACTGCTAATTTTCTAATAAATATCTTCGTGCCTTTACTGGATAACGAAGGAAATCTAAATGGTATTGAAGAAATGCTAGTTGCAGTGTTCAACAAACTATCAGATTCTTCTATCGTCTATAATGTAGGAGATGTGAGCGCACCTAGCGTTCTCAATGCTGCAACAGGCGATCTATTGACCTGTTCAATGTCCGTTTCAATCCTTACGAGTTGGAGTTAGATATGTCCGATTGGGAAAAAGAAAACGCAGCCTTTCTCGAGAAAATCGGGCAAACTGCACCAGCAACACCAGCACCAAAACCTACTAAGAAAGATGAGGAATAAAAGATGGCCGTATTTCTAAATAATGGCGTAGTAGTCACCGTCAATGCGGTCGATCTAAGCGCTTACGTTTCAAGCGTAACCCTCAACCGTACATTCGATGAACTCGAAGTTACAGCAATGGGAGATTCAGGACACAAGTTCGTCAAGGGTCTTGAAGCATCAT